GCGATGAGTAGCGCCTCGACGCCGATCGGCGATGCTCACCTGCGGCTGGCCTACCGCGCCGACGAGACCGACTGGACAGCACTCGAAGCCGAGCGGAAGCGTCGCGAACGTCGGACGCGGGGTCAGAGCGAGGAGCCGCCGGCCGAGCGTTGGGAGCGCCGCGAGTGGGAGCAGCAAGCCGACGTGACACTCGGCTGCGAACCCGACTTCCCAGGTGATGAACGATGAGCCACACCGACTACGCGCGCCGCTCCCGCGCCCGCACCGCGATCCTACCCGCAGAGAGGCAGTTGTCTCTGCGGGCGATATAACTAAGGTGGAGCCGTACAGACAATCACGTGACTCGCGACCCCGCTTTGGTAGGTGATCGGTCGCGCGTCTGTGGTCCCGCAGCTATCACACGACAATGCAAATCACTACGGACGGCCGCGCAAACGCGGCCATAGGCGGCAGTTGTACTGGTGACGCAATTAGCTTTAGTTTCAGTGAGGTGCAGCGATGAGCTTCTCGGCTCTCGTGCCCGTCGAGACGCTCCAGGACGCGATCGAACCCGTTTCGGCGCTCGTCGATGAGTGCAAGATCCGACTCAACGACGACGGCCTGTCGATTCGAGCCGTCGATCCCGCGAACGTCGGCATGGTAGACATGTCGCTCGCCAAATCGGCCTTCGAGTCCTACGAGGCCGACGGCGGCGTCATCGGCGTCAACCTCGACCGGTTCGAAGACGTGCTGTCGATGGGCGACTCGGGCGATCTTGTCTCGCTCGACCTCAACGAACAGACCCGCAAGCTCGACATCCACATCAGCGGCCTGTCGTACACGCTGGCGTTGATCGATCCCGATTCGATCCGCCAAGAGCCCGACATCCCTGAGTTGGAGCTGCCCGCGCGGCTGGTGGTGACCGGCGACGACATCGACTACGGGATTACGGCCGCCGATCTCGTCAGCGATCACATCTCGCTGCGCGCCGACGAGACCGCCGAGGAGTTCCACATCGAAGCCCAGGGCGACACCGACGACGTCGACCTGACCTTCACCAACGACGATCTCCTGGCGGGCAGCGTCGACAAGGCCGCCAAGTCGCTGTTCTCGCTGGACTACCTCAAAGACATGAGCCGCGCGATGGACACCGACGCCGAGGTGTCGCTGCTGCTCGGCTCCGAGATGCCAGTCAAACTGCGCTACTCTCGAAACAACGGCTTCGTCGAGGTCGTGTATATGCTCGCCCCGCGGATCAAATCGGAGTGACCGACTATGTCAGACTACAAGATCCGACAGCAGTCGGTCGACGGCAGTGGCATCAGGGGCAGACCACGCTCGACGGCGACGTGGTTCGGGAGCGTGATGAGCGATGAGTGACGACTTCGAGATCGGCGACGCCAGCAGACGCGCGGCCGACGTCGTCTCCCAAGAGCGAGACAGTCACGGTGACGCCTACACGAACCACCGGCAGATCGCGGCGCTCTGGTCAGCGTTCCTCGACGACCAGCTCGACGCGGACATCACGCCGTGGCAGGCCGCGATCATGATGCAGCAGGTCAAGCAGTCGCGGATGCAGGCAGGCGGTTGATCGCCGACCACTTCGTCGACATCGCTGGCTACAGTTGACGTCGGACTATACTCTGCTGTTCGTCGATCCCGATACGGAGGTGAGTGGCCTTGACGAACTCTGAGTCTGCGAACAGACCAACGGTCTACCTCGCCGGCCCCGTCATGTCGATGGACGACGGCGGCGCTGGCTGGCGCGAGGACGTTGAGGCCTACTGCGGCGAGGCGCTCGAAACGCGGAACCCACTGTCGAAGTACAACATCCCGGTCGACGATCTACAGGTCGTTGACAGTGCTAATCATGGGGGTGACAACACTGTCAGCGTCGAGGAGATCGTCGAGGGCGACAAAGAGCTACTCCGACAGAGCGACGCCGTGCTGGTCGGGTACTCGGCAGTGCGCTCGATAGGCACGCCGATGGAAGTGATGTGGGCCCGCGAGCGCGACATGCCCGTCGCGCTGTGGATCCGCGATGGGACTGCAGTCGACGAGCTGTCACCGTGGTACCGCTACCACGCAACGGCGATGACGAACAGTCTACCGCTGGCGCTCGACCAGCTCGACAGGGAGTTTGGAGGTGGCGCTGATGAGTAAGACCGCTCGCGTTCGACCAACTGGACAGAGCACAGAAGAGTCGTCACAGCAGGCACAGGCGTGCGATGAGTGCGGCGGCAGCGTCGTCGAAGACGGCGTCGAACAGATCTGTCAAGACTGCGGCCTCGTCGTGGGTGAAGACACAATTGACCACGGCGCAGAGTGGCGGCACGACGATACCGCCGAGCGGGCGAGAGCCGGGACAGCCGTCGACCGGACTCGACACGATAACGGGTTTTCGACGCGGATCGGCTTTGAGCGCTCATCGGCCAGCAGCGAGACACATCGCCGACTCCTCCGTGCGAAGCGATTAAGCAAACATAACAGGTCGACTCGGAAGCCGCGGGATCAGGCGAAGTGTCTCTCCGATATCAAGACCGTCGCCGAGATTCTCGAACTGCCCCAGCCGATATCTGACAACGCTTGCGTGATGTTCAAGAAATGGCACAACCAGATCTCACATCATGGCCACTCGCTTGACGCAGCGATTGCAGCGTGCATCTACGCAAGCGCGCGGATCGGGCAGGTCGGGATCGGTGTCGACGCGGTCGTCGAGCAGTTGAGCATCACCGAGCGGCGGCTGTTCGACACGCTCGACCGACTCCGCGAGGAGATCGACGTCGCACTCCCGCTCGCCAGTCCGCGAATGTACGTCGCGCGGTATGTAAACGATCTCGCGGTGAGGCTCGAACCGAGACGGTCGCCCGAGAGGTAGCCGCCGCGGCCGACGAGGCGGGGTTGACTGCCAACGGGGCCGCACCGTCGGCGGTCGCTGCGGGGTGTGTCTACGAGGCGTTCGTCGCCGCGCAGTGGGAGGCCAAACACTCCCAACCCGAGGTCGGTGAGGTTGCTGGTGTGAGCGACAATACCGTGCGGAGGCACTGGCGCCGCATCCAAGAGGCCGGGATCGACGGAGGGCAAGTCGATGTCTGATGATGACGAGACTGTCATCGTGATGGTGAACGGGCGCGTTTACCACACCGACGAGACCTGCTGTTGTATTACCGACCGGGCCAGAGAGTGGGACCTCGACGAGGCGCTGAAGGCCGGGCGGTACGAGTGCGGACACTGTCAGGCAGACGAAAATCTCGGTAGTAAGCAGCACGGCGAGTAGCTGGCGACCAAGCTATCGAAAGCCGACCCCGACGAGGTCGCGCCGACTGAGCTCGACCGCGAGCGCGCCAGTGTCTCGCTGGCGTGGTTCGTCGCCGTTTGGCTCGCCATCATGGCTGCGAGCACGTTCACGGGCGTCATGCTCTACTTCGCGGGGGTGTTGCTATGAGCGCCGATCGAGGGAGCGACCCGTCGTTCGTCGAGCTGCTCATCTCCGACCCTGACCTGCGGCTCAACCCCACAGTCGAGTGGTCGCCGCACGCAAAGGACCGGTGGGGCGAGCGGGCCGGCGCTGTCGGCTATCTCCGCGCGTGGGCCCAAAGCGAGGAAGTCGATTACCCCTCGGCCCACTCGGCGACGCGCGGCCGGTACCACGAAGCCACCGACACAGTCCTGGTAGTCAAGCGACTGCGGCGCAACGGCGGCGCGGTCGGCTGGGAGTTCGTCGATCTCGTCGTCAGCGTCATCGAGCTCGGCGATCGCCCCGACGACGAGCAGCGCCACGTCCGCCAGCAGGTACGAGACGAATGAGCCGACAAGTAGCTATAAAACAATCGCGCGACAAGAGAGAGTCACGACTAACAGGAGTTGAAAACCGCAACCAGAAAGCGTCGGTGTACCATCACCGACAGGTTGCGGTTTTAGTCGCCAGTATGAGTACACACACAACCCAGCGTAAAAGAGATTTCGGTAGTACAGAGCCTGAACCGCGTCTTTGTGGCAACATGGTGACGTGGCGTCCGATGCTAACCACGTCTACAGGAGGGGTGTTCGCGTGATCGAACACCTGATGCACTGCCTCGAGTGCGACGTCGAGCACGCCGAGTGGACAGACGAAGGGGACCAGGTAGAACGTACGACGGCCGCACGACACT